GGAATGGGAGGTATGTTCTAATGGCTACTGAAGTCAAGGAAGAAGTCGTGTAACCAAAATACACCCGGAGAGTGATTTTTATTCTCCGGGTGATATTTATGGTTATGAATTATCAAAGAATATATAATCAAATAATAGAACGAGCTCAAAATCGTAAGTTAGAAGGATATAAAGAAAAACATCATATTATTCCTAAATGTATAGGAGGAAATGATGACAAATCAAATCTAGTTAATCTAACAGCCCGAGAACATTTTTTATGCCATAAGCTTCTTTGTGAAATCCATCCTTACAATCATAAATTATTATATGCTTTATGGTTAATGGCTATTGGAAAACAAAAAAATAAAAAATATGACGCATATAAAGTTACTAGTAGAGAATATGAACGTGTTAAAATTTTATTTGTAAAACAAAGTAAATTAAAAAACATTACAGATGGACATAAAGAACAAGTATCTAAAGCTAATTCTAAAAAAGTCCTACAATATAACATGCAAGGAAATTTTATTAAAGAATGGTCATCATCTATGGAAGCTGAAAGATTTATGAATAGTAAACCTAACGCCCATTGGAAAGAATTAGGTAATAATATAAATGCATGCTGTTTACTTAAACAAAAATCAGCATATGGATATATTTGGAAATATAAAGGAGATAATTTAGATTTAAATCAACATATAGGTTCAATAGATAAAGGAAAAAAATGGAAAAAGAAGTAAAAGAAGAACTAACATTAATTGCTAAACGTCACCCTCCTGGGGATAACTGGAAATTGATAAGCGATCCTAATCATGTATATCCTTCATTAACAGACGCGTTAGAAGGTTACTTCCAGGAAGTTCAACAACCATGTGACTTCAGATTATCACCTATAAAAGGTGAATTATATGCTATTGATAGTAAAGTGGTTGAAAAGGCTCCACCTCCACCACCAAAGAAGTTTAACATGTATGGAGATTATTAAATTAAAATTTGGCCTTCGGGCCATTTTTTATTATATTAGGTTATATGAAAGAAAATAGTTTATTTGTAGAAAAATATCGCTCTAAAACATTAGATGAATATGTTGGTAATGAGCAATTAAAACAAATTGTTGAAAAATATATCAACAATAATGACTTACAAAATTTACTATTGTATGGTACACCTGGTACAGGTAAAACTACATTAGCTAAATTAATTGTGAATAATTTTGATTGTGATTACCTTTATATAAACGCAAGTGATGAAAGGGGGATCGATACTATTAGAGATAAAGTTCAAGGTTTTGCTTCAAGTGCTTCATTCAAACCTATTAAGATTATTATTTTAGACGAAGCAGATTTTTTAACTATTCAAGCCCAAGCCTCATTACGAAACATTATTGAGACATTCTCTCGTACAACAAGATTTATTTTAACATGTAATTACCTTGAACGAATTATCGATCCCCTTCAATCACGTTGTCAAGTATTAAAGATTACTCCTCCATCTAAAAAAGAAGTAGCTAAACATATTGCTAACATTTTAGAGAAAGAAAACATTAACTATGAACTAGAAGATCTAGTTTTGATAGTTAATAAACATTATCCTGATGTTAGAAAGATATTAAACACTTGTCAAGTAAATACAGTTGATGATACTCTAAAAGTAGATAAAACAGTATTAACAGGTGGTTATAAAGATGAACTATTAAAAGAACTTAAATCACCATCTAAAACCAGTTTCAAAAACATCAGACAAATACTTGCTAATAGTAATTTGGATGATTTTGAAGATGTTTATAGATTTCTATATGACACATTAGATGAATATGGTAAGAATGATCTAGCTAAAGCATTGATTGTGATTGAAATAGAAAATTATATGTACCACGCTAATTTTCGCCTAGACAAAGAAATCAATGTCATGGCATTGTTAGCATCAGTTTTAAAAATAATAAACAATTAATATGGAAAACCAACAACAGCTCAACATTAAAGTTGATCCAAGCCAAACAGTGGCTATCACATCACCAGAAGGTAATCATATCTTTGCTGAGGGTGTTATTTTACGTAAGGTATCTAAGTTCTTAGCTGGTACAGCTGAAGACGCTATTATGCCAATTCCTTGTTTCTACGATGTAAAGACAGGTAAGGTGTTAGTAGAAATGTTACCTAAAGAATTTAGAAGTGAGTATGAAAATCTTTGATTGGCTTAATCAAATTACTTACGAAAAACAACCCTGGAATTCATTTACTGAGGAAGACAAGAAATCATTTGAACCATATATGATTCATCGCTTCCTTAGTATGAATCCTGATTACATTGAATTTGTAAATTTAGTACAAGTCTTCCCAATTACTGATAAAGAGAAAATATATAATATATATTTATATATGATACCCAAAAAGAAAATGTTTCTAAAATACATCAAATCTTCTAAAACTAAAAGGCAAGAAAAATTGCTTGGGTATATAGCTTCTTATTATGAGTGTTCACTAGGTGAAGCAAATGAATATGTTGACATCTTAAGAGAACATGGTGTGAAAAACATTTTAAATCAATTAGGTGTTGATGAAAAAGAACAAAAAAAGTTATTAAAAAATGGATAGTATAGTTGCGTCAATAATTAAGCAGTTTGAAGATCGAAGTGCTGCGGGTAAGAAAAAGTATGGTACTGATTTAGATAGACAAGATTTGTCTTTACTAGATTGGATTGAACATGCTAAACAAGAGCATATGGATGCTATCTTGTATCTAGAAAAATTAAAACAACAGTTCATTCAAGAAGTAACTGATCCCCATAAAGTAGGAAACAAGTGAGTAAAAGAACACCGTTCATAGTAAGAGCGATTCGGAATCATACTCCTCAAGAGATCAATTATGCTTCCCAAAAGACAATATCTTATAGTCAATATTCTATCTATAATGACTGTCCTCATAAATGGAAGTTATTATATAAAGATGGACTAAATGAATACCAGCCTACAATTCATACTGTGTTTGGAACTGCTATTCATGAAGTGCTTCAAAGTTATATTACTGTAATGTATGAGGAAAGTGGAGCGGCAGCTGATAAAATAGATATTGAAACCCAATTTGAAGAAAAATTCAGAGAAGTATATTCAGAAGAATATAAAAAGAATAAAAGTGTTCATTTTAGTAGCGCTTCTGAAATGAGAGAGTTTTATGAAGATGGTCTTAACATTCTAAATTACTTTAAGAAAAATCGAGGCTCATACTTTAGTAAACGAGGATGGCATTTAGTAGGATGTGAATTACCAATTGTAATTAATCCTAATCCTCAATATCCAAGTATATTATATAAAGGATATCTTGATTTGGTTTTATATAATGAAGAGACAGATAGACATAAAATTATCGATTTTAAAACATCTACTCGAGGTTGGAATGCCGATACTAAAAAAGATGAAGGTAAGCAGTTTCAATTAATATTCTACAAAAACTACTATAGTAAACAATATAAAGTACCTGAAGATAACATTGATGTTGAGTTTGTTATCTTAAAGAGAAAAATATGGGAAGAAAGTGAGTTCAAACAAAGTCGTATTCAAGAATTTGCTCCACCAAGTGGAAAAATTAAAATGAATAGAGCAATGAGTTCAATGGGGAATTTTATAGAACAGTGTTTTAATTATGATGGTTCATTCAAAGACACAGACCATCCTATAACACCAAATAAAAACTGCCAATACTGTCCTTTCAATAATAACAAAGAACTCTGTAACAAATAGTGAATCCATATATATTTATATACGTTATAAATTAATAATAAAGTATATGAGTAAAAAAGACATGACATTAACAAGTGTAAAGGTGCAAACCGACTTGTTTGAAGACTTTAAGCTAGAATGTGTAAAGCAAAAATTTTCTTTACAGAAGCTTGTAGATCGAACAATCCATTTGTATCTTACAGATACAGAATTTAAAAAATCAATTCACAGTCACAATAATTTAAATCGATAAAAAAGTTTTATGAATCAAAGTTTTGGTTACCTTCCTCAAAATGAGAGGAAAAAAATCTTACTGATTTGTGACGACATTAGAGTACACTCCGGTGTAGCAACAGTCGCTCGAGAATTAGTAGTAAACACAGCCCAACATTTTAACTGGGTAAATGTAGGTGGAGCAATCAATCACCCAGAAGCAGGTAAACGTTTAGACTTAAGCGTAGATACCAATAATAACACTGGGTTAACTGACAGTTCAGTTATTTTATACCCAAGTAATGGATACGGTGATGCTCGTATAATTAGACAACTAATCAGTATCGAGAGACCAGACGCTATTTTCTTAATCACTGATCCAAGATATTTCATTTGGTTGTTCCAAATCGAAAATGAAATCAGAAGAAAAATGCCTATTATATATTTGAACATTTGGGATGACTATCCAGCACCAATGTATAATAAACCATATTACGAGTCATGCGATGCTTTATTAGCTATTTCAAAACAAACTAAAAATATCAATGAATTAGTATTGGGTGATAAAGCTAAAAGTAAAATTATTGAATATGTACCTCATGGGTTAAATGAAAATGTTTTTAAACCGCTTGATCAAAATGATGAACAGTTAAAAGCGTTTAAAAAAGATTTATTTAAAAGTAAAGATATTGATTTCGCTTTATTCTTTAACTCAAGAAACATTCGTCGCAAACAAATTCCAGACGCAATGTTTGCTTATAAAATCTTTATTGATTCATTAACTGAGGAACAAGCAAGAAAATGTGCTTTTATTTTGCATACTCAAGTAGTAGATGATAACGGAACTGATCTAGCTGCTGTACAAGAAATGTTATTTGGTAGTGATACTAAATATAATATCATTTACTCTGACAAATATGGAACACCTGATCAAATGAATTTGCTTTATAATGCTACTGATGCTCAAATCTTATTAACTAATAATGAAGGCTGGGGATTGAGTTTAACTGAAGCAATTTTAGTAGGTAACCCAATTATAGCTAATGTGACTGGTGGAATGCAAGATCAAATGCGTTTTAGTAAAAAAGGTAAATGGATTGATTTTGATGCTGAGTTTCCTTCTAACCATACTGGCAAAATTAAAGAACATGGTGAGTGGGCATTTCCAGTATACCCAACTAACAGATCAATTCAAGGTTCACCATTAACGCCTTATATTTGGGATGACAGATGTAATGCTGAAGACGCAGCTGAGCAAATTATGAATGTTTATAAGTTGTCTAAAGAAGAAAGAAAAGCATTAGGTCTTAAAGGACGTGAATGGGCTTTATCAGATGAAGCAGGTTTTACAGCTTCCAATATGGGTAAAAAGGTAATTACTACTCTAGATAAATTATTTGAAACTTGGAAACCAAGAAATAAATATGAATTTATAAACATAAATGAAGTTAAAGATAAAGTAGTACCTCACAAATTAGTATACTAAACAGTTATGGAAAACAAACCGTTATTTTTTATCTCCTGCCCTATTGACACTTATAGTGGTTATGGAGCTCGCTCTCGAGATTTAGTTAGAGCAATTATCCAATTAGATAAATATGATGTTAAAATCATTCCTCAAATGTGGGGTAATACACCTTGGGGATTCATTAATGAAAACCCAGAATGGGAGTTTTTAAATAAACATATTTGGACTCATCCTCAACTTAACTCACAACCTGAAATATGGATGCAGATTACTATTCCAAGTGAGTTCCAACCAGTTGGAAAGTTTAATATTGGTGTAACAGCTGGTATTGAAACAACTGTAGTGCCTGGTGATTGGATTGAGGGAGTAAACAGAATGAATTTAACATTAACTTCATCTGAGCATTCTAAAAAAGTATTTTTAGACACAGCATTGCAAAAGGTAGATCAACGTACTAATCAAGTAATAAGTGAAGTAAAAGTTGAAAAACCAATTGAAGTATTATTTGAAGGTGCTGATACTGAAATTTATAAAGTATTAGATAAAGTAGATTCATTTTCTGAATTGAATAATATTAAAGAAAAATTTGCTTTCTTATTTGTTGGTCATTGGATTAATGGAGACGTAGGTGAAGATAGAAAAAATGTTGGTTTATTAATTAAAATGTTCTTTGAAGTATTTAAGAATAAAAAAGATAAACCAGCGTTAATCTTAAAAACATCTCAAATGGGATCCTCATATGTTGACCGAGATGATATTTTAAAGAAAATCAAAACAATCGCCAAATCAGTTAATAGTAAAGATTTACCTAACATTTATCTATTACATGGTGAATTCACAGATATTGAGATGAATGAGTTATATAATCATCCTAAAGTTAAAACAATGATTAATTTAACTAAAGGTGAAGGATATGGCAGGCCATTACTTGAATTTAGTTTAACTAAAAAGCCAATTATAACAACTAATTGGAGTGGTCATACTGATTTTCTAAACCCAGAATTCACAACTATGCTACCCGGCCAATTAACAAATGTTCACCCAAGCGCGGCTAATAATTGGTTACTAAAAGAATCACAATGGATATCAGTTGATACTCAACAAGCAGTTAATGCTATGGTGGATATATTTAACGATTATAAAAAATATCTTGATGGTGCTAAACGCCAGGCGTATAGAAGTAAAAACGAATTTAGTTGGGATAAAATGAAGGATAAAACAGATGAATTATTAACTAAATATATTCCTGAATTTCCTAAAGAAGTTAAATTACAATTACCTAAATTAAAGAAAATTGAATTACCTAAATTACAAAAAATAGAATCAAATGGATAAAATTATAAACTGCCCTAAATCAGGAGGTGATTTATGTTACGAAACACAGGTCATACCTGAAATAACTAACTGGATGTCTTTGTCTTGTGGATTCTGGACTAACAGTTTAATGAAAGAAGGAGGTGACTTCTACAATGAACAGATGGCCACACTCCCAGAACTATATAAAGATTTAGCTTGGAAAGATGA